TTACGGGGTAATGCCAACCGCTGCCGCCACTTTGTCGCCACTTGGCAGCGTTGCCAGAGGATTGAAACGGAGCGCCGTTTCCAGATGATCCGGTGCCAGATGTGCGTAACGCATAGTCATTTTTATATCGTGGTGTCCGAGAATTTTTTGTAAGGCCAGAATGTTTCCACCCGACATCATGAAGTGCGCCGCAAACGTATGGCGCAGAACGTGTGTGAGTTGACCGCGAGGGAGCACGATAGACGTTTTTTCCATCACGGATAAAAATTGAAAATAGCAGTCTGTGAAGAAATTGAACCCATCAAGCGCCATGATCTCTTCGTAAAGCTCTTTACTGATAGGGATGCTTCTGTTTTTCTTCCCCTTCGTTCTTACAAAGGTAATTCGGTATTTGGTCACCTGTGAACGAGTAAGATTTACGGCTTCTCGCCAGCGTGCGCCTGTGCTTAAGCATATCTTAACTACCAGTGCCAGAATTGGGTCCTGACGTTTGCAATCAGCCAGTAATTCAACAATCTGCTCATGGGTAAGCCATGCCATCTCTTTTTCTGCGATGGTGAATTTTCGCATGTTCTCCAGTGGGTTCGGATACGACCATTCGCCCAGGCGGGATAGTTCGCTAAAAACACTACTTAGATAGCTTTGCTCCAGGTTAATGGTGACCGGGCTTGCTCCTTTCTTCCATTTCTCGCTGAAGTAGATCTCACCTGTCAGGCGTTTATCTCGATAGTGGGCAAACATTTTAGAGGTTAGATCAGTTGCAAGGGGATTGCCCAGAGCGTCAACCATCAGCAGCAATTTGTCATAGACATGCTGCCCAGCAGTCAGTGATTTACCATGTAGTTTGAACCATAGCTCAACCACGTCTTTCAGTGTTCGACGATCCACTGATTCACCTAGCCAGGGCTTTGCTTCGGTTTCTTCCATCGTGTGACGCTCAAAAGCCAGTGCTTCGCCTTTGGTGGCGAATTGTTTACGCACACGACGCCCACTACGTCCGGCGGGGTAACATTCGCAAAGCCATTTTCCTGTGGTGAGTTTTCGTACAGCCATAAAAAATGCCCTCCAATAGAGAGCATTTTTACTGTATGTATAACCAGTGTCAATGTATGAAATCCTGCGACCATACATCTCACTGAAGCCATAATGAAGTAGGCTATTCTTTTTGCTATGTGATCATGTAACTTTTGCGGTTAACCTGTGGCTCATTTTTATTTTAGGCGCAGATATAAAAGCAAAAGTTATCGTGAGTTTTTAGTACAGATTTTTTTGGATTTACTAATAGTTCCATCATTGCAAACGAATTTGCCATCAGAGGTACAGTGAGAAACACCTCCCTTTTTCCCTGAGCAGGGATAATTTCTAGCATAGGTAGCTAGTGGGTTTAATAACAAAGAACATGACAAAACCACAAAAAATACCTTACCAAGCATAATTTCCTCCCGGTACTATTTAACATACTTGACTGTTAAACTTATAATTTTACCAATTATTTCAATGTCTTCTATCTTACATTCAAAGGCTCTGTTTCCACCCTCGACGAAGATTCTTCCACCGGGTAAACGAGTAATGTCACGGATCGTTATTTCGCCATCAATACTTATTACCCATTTACCATCACGTATATCATCAAATTCCTTATCACAAATAAATTCAGAATTATTATCTGTGATTACAAAAAGATTCTTGAATGCCGACGGTAGAAATTCTCTATCGAAAATATAAAAACCGTCTTCACACAAGGCCCCATCAGATAATACATATTTAGCAACTTCCATAGTATTTGTATTACCTGAAGTTTGCTTTGAACCATGCCCGGTTGTGAGCCAATTAAGCGAGGTGCCTGTTTCAAGGGCGCACTGGATTACCCATTCTGCTGGGAATGAGTCACGCATGTAGCGTGTGGCGAGTGTACTTTTAGAGATTCCTAAATGATCGCACAACGCCTGTCGAGTCTTGAATCCATAAGCTTCTACCATGCGCTCTATGGCGCCTCGTCCGCCTTTCTCCAAATTCATGGTCACTCCAAGTGAACTTTTATCTTGACGATTTCACCGTGCGATCGTATGTTTATGGTGTTCACAAAATACAAACGATCCGTATTCGTCCTGATTAATCATCATTAAACGAGGAATGTTGCATCATGAGACCTAACATTTCAATCACTCTTACCACGCCTCATGTGACTATTGAACGCTATAGCGAGCTGACAGGGCTATCCATCGATACCATCAATGACATGTTGGCTGATGGACGCCTTATCCGTCACCGTCTGCGCAAAGATAAAAAACGCGAAAAAGTGATGATCAACATAGCAGCAATGACCGTTGATGCGCTTTCAGAATGCAATCTAAACCTTAATTAGTTCGATTCTGAAATACATCAGAGGCATTGACCATGTTTGATTACCAAGTTTCCAAACATCCACATTTTGATGAAGCCTGTCGTGCATTTGCACTGCGCCACAATCTGGTGCAACTGGCAGAACGTGCAGGCATGAATGTGCAGATTCTGCGGAACAAGCTGAACCCAGCTCAGCCTCATTTATTAACCGCACCAGAAATCTGGCTGCTTACCGATCTGACTGAAGATTCAACGCTGGTAGATGGTTTTCTGGCACAGATTCATTGTCTGCCATGTGTACCGATTAATGAGGTGGCAAAAGAGAAACTGCCACATTACGTCATGAGTGCAACCGCAGAGATCGGGCGTGTTGCTGCAGGTGCGGTGTCTGGCGATGTAAAAACCTGTGCCGGTCGTCGTGATGCTATCAGCAGCATTAACTCTGTAACACGACTGATGGCGCTGGCGGCTGTTTCATTGCAGGCCCGTTTACAGGCTAATCCTGCGATGGCGAGTGCAGTTGATACCGTGACTGGCCTCGGTGCTTCATTTGGTTTGCTGTGAGGTGCTTATGCTGACGAAAGAACCATCATTTGCATCGCTGCTGGTTAAACAAAGCCCGGCAATGCATTACGGTCACGGCTGGATCATGGGGGAGGATGGTAAACGCTGGCATCCGTGCCGTTCACAAGATGAATTGCTGGCAGAACTATCTACGAAAAAACGGGGGAACAAATGGCTATTGAAGGCACTGCGGCGACTGTTCCATTAAGCCCCGGTGAACGCCTGAATGGACTTAATCACATTGCGGAGTTAAGGGCGAAAATTTTTGGCCTGAATATTGAGTCAGAGCTTGAGCGGTTTATTAAAGATATGCGTGATTCACGGGATATTAATAGCGAACAAAATAAACGGGCACTGGCTGCCATATTCTTTATGGCAAAAATTCCAGCTGAACGTCATAGCATCAGCATTAATGAGCTGACCACTGACGAAAAGCGGGAGTTGATTAAAGCAATGAATCATTTTCGTGCAGTGGTGAGCTTATTTCCCAGACGGCTAACCATGCCGAATTAACCAACTAATGAAATTAATGGCGTAAACCCGCCGGGCATCCCTTTATCTAAATTCAGGAGAATTGATTATGCGTAATATTGAAACCCTCTCGACCAAAACCGGACCGGATGACGCAGGGCTTAATATTTTACTGACAGAGGCTCGTCTGGAAGAACGCCGGGCAAGGGCTGAAGCAATGGCAGCTCGCCTTGATAGCCTGGCGTGTCATATCACATCCCGCCAGCTAACCCACGTCGAAGTGGCAGAACTGCTTCGTGTGACTGCTGAAGCAATCCAGAACGAAGCGCAGGAGATCCACTAATGGCTGATGCAATGGATCTCGTACAGCAGCGCGTTGAAGAAGAACGCCAACGCCATATCCGTGCTGCCCGTGCCAAAACGCCGGGCGTGTCCCGCGTGCTTTGCATTGATTGTGAAGCGCCAATTCCGCCAGCACGCCGCCGTGCCATTCCGGGTGTGCAGCTTTGCATTACCTGCCAGGAAATCGCAGAGCTGAAAGGCAAACATTACAACGGAGGTGCTGTATGAGCACCATCCTGAAATGGGCGGGAAATAAAACTGCCATAATGTCCGAACTGAAAAAACATCTTCCTGCTGGCCCGCGACTGGTTGAACCTTTCGCGGGTTCCTGTGCTGTGATGATGGAGACGGATTATCCCAGCTATCTGGTTGCGGATATTAATCCTGATTTAATCAACCTCTATAAAAAGGTTGCCGCTGATTGTGAATCGTTTATATCTCGCGCCAGAGTTTTATTTGAGATCGCAAACAGGGAGGTGGCTTATTACAACATAAGGCAGGAGTTTAATTACTCAACTGAAATTACTGATTTCATGAAAGCGGTATATTTCCTGTATCTCAATCGTCACGGTTACCGTGGTTTATGTCGCTATAACAAGAGCGGGCATTTCAACATTCCCTACGGTAATTATAAAAATCCGTATTTCCCTGAAAAAGAAATTCGCGCATTTGCAGAAAAGGCCCAGCGAGCAACGTTTATCTGCGCCAGCTTTGATGAAACGCTGGCGATGTTGAAGGCGGGGGATGTGGTGTATTGCGATCCGCCGTATGACGGTACGTTTTCCGGCTATCACACTGACGGCTTCACTGAAGATGACCAGTATCACCTGGCATCTGTTCTTGAACATCGGTCATCAGAAGGACATCCGGTCATTGTTTCTAACAGTGACACATCCCTGATCCGTTCGCTGTATCGCAATTTTACTCACCACTACATCAAGGCAAAACGCAGCATCGGTGTGGCAGCTGGCGAGGGTAAATCAGCAACAGAAATCATTGCTGTTTCCGGGCCGCGCTGCTGGGTGGGATTTGATTATTCGCGTGGCGTGGATAGTTCTGCCGTGTACGGAGTACGTGCATGAGTCATGCCGATATGAACAACTGCTGCGGCTTTAACGAAGCTGCCGCATCGTTCTCATGGAACAGCTCGAAAAAGGCCATTAACCCTTATCTGGACCCGGTGGAAGTTGCGCCGGTTTCTACGCTTTCAAACCTGATCACTCTGTACGCTGCCGATAACGAGCAGGAACAGCTGCGCCGTGAGGCGCTGAGTGATCAGGTCTGGGAGCGTTATTTCTTTAATGAATCCCGTGATCCTGTCCAGCGCGAAATGGAACAGGATAAGCTCATTAGTCGGGCAAAGCTGGCGCATGAGCAGCAGCGTTTTAATCCGGATATGGTCATTCTGGCGGACGTCAACGCCCAGCCTTCCCATATCAGCAAGCCGCTGATGCAACGTATTGAATACTTCAGCAGCCTGGGCAGGCCAAAGGCTTATTCCCGCTATTTACGTGAGACGATTAAGCCATGTCTGGAACGACTGGAGCATGTACGCGACAGTCAGCTATCTGCATCTTTTCGCTTTATGGCAAGCCATGAAGGGCTGGACGGCCTGCTGATCCTGCCTGAAATGAGTCAGGATCAGGTGAAACGCCTGTCCACCCTGGTAGCTGCGCATATGAGTATGTGCCTTGATGCCGCTTGTGGCGATTTGTATGCCACCGATGACGTTAAGCCAGAAGAAATCCGCAATACATGGGAAAGGGTGGCAGCGGAAACCCTGCGTCTGGATGTCATCCCGCCTGCGTTTGAGCAACTCCGTCGGAAAAGAAACCGCCGTAAACCCGTGCCCTATGAACTCATTCCGGGTTCGCTGGCGCGTATGTTGTGCGCCGACTGGTGGTATCGGAAATTATGGAAGATGCGTTGCGAATGGCGGGAAGAGCAGTTGCGTGCTGTCTGCCTTGTCAGCAAAAAAGCATCTCCCTATGTCAGCTATGAAGCCGTGTTGCATAAACGTGAGCAGCGCCGTAAGTCGCTGGAGTTTTTCCGTTCTCATGAACTGGTGAACGAAGACGGCGACACGCTAGACATGGAGGATGTGGTAAACGCCAGCAGCAGCAACCCTGCGCATCGCCGCAATGAGATGATGGCCTGTGTTAAAGGTCTGGAGCTTATCGCGGAAATGCGCGGTGACTGCGCCGGTTTCTACACCATCACCTGTCCGTCACGTTTCCATTCCACGCTAAATAACGGCAGGCCCAACCCGACCTGGACAAATGCGACGGTAAGACAAAGCAGCGATTATCTGGTCGGTATGTTTGCTGCATTTCGTAAGGCGATGCACAAAGCCGGGTTGCGCTGGTATGGCGTGCGGGTGGCTGAGCCGCATCACGACGGCACAGTTCACTGGCACCTGTTGTGTTTCATGCGCAAAAAAGACCGCCGCGCCATTACAGCATTGTTGCGTAAGTTTGCTATCCGTGAAGACCGCGAGGAGCTGGGCAATAACACGGGGCCGCGCTTTAAGTCTGAGCTGATTAACCCGCGCAAAGGAACGCCGACAAGCTACATAGCGAAATACATCAGTAAGAACATTGACGGGCGTGGTCTGGCTGGCGAGATCAGCAAGGAAACGGGTAAATCTCTGCGTGATAACGCTGAATACGTGAATGCCTGGGCGTCTTTGCATCGTGTTCAGCAATTCCGCTTCTTTGGCATTCCGGGGCGTCAGGCTTACCGTGAACTGCGATTGCTGGCTGGTCAGGCGGCAAGGCAAAAGGGGGACAAAAAAGCAGGTGCGCCGGTACTGGATAACCCGCGCCTTGATGCCATCCTGGCTGCTGCTGATGCTGGTTGTTTTGCCACCTACATCATGAAGCAGGGCGGCGTACTGGTTCCCCGTAAATATCACCTCATCAGAACCGCTTATGAAATCAACGAAGAGCCGACCGCCTATGGCGATCACGGCATTCGTATTTATGGCATCTGGTCACCCATTGCAGAGGGCAAGATCTGCACTCATGCAGTGAAGTGGAAAATGGTTCGTAAAGCCGTTGACGTTCAGGAGGCGGCAGCCGACCAGGGCGCTTGCGCCCCTTGGACTCGTGGCAATAACTGTCCCCTTGCTGAAAATTTGAACCAGCAGGAGAAAGATAAATCAGCTGATGGGGACACCAGAACGGACATTACCTGCATGGATGACAAGGAGTTGCATGATTACCTGCACAGTATGAACAAAAAAGAGCGCCGGGAACTGGCTGCAAGGTTACGTCTGGTGAAACCGAAACGGCGTAGAGACTACAAACAGCGAATTACAGACCATCAACGACAGCAGCTCGTCTATGAACTGAAGTCCAGAGGATTTGATGGCAGCGAGAAAGAGGTCGATTTACTCCTTCTTGGCGGCAGTATTCCGTCAGGAGCAGGCTTGCGTATCTTCTATCGGAACCAGCGTTTGCAGGAAGATGATAAGTGGCGGAACCTGTATTAATCACGCGGGTTAACAATCCGTGCTCTTAATAATACCAAGCATATCAGGCTGATGAACGTAAAAAAACGTTTTACATCAGTAAGATTATTATATACTGTAAATATAAACAGTGGTTATGTATACAGTATTTCTTGTGGTGTCATAGGAGGAAAGATGCAGGACTATTTTTTGGAGTCTTTGAAGCTCCAGCGCATTGATTTTTTTCTTAAGCTTGTAGCGGCTAGTGAGTGTAGTGATGAAGAGAAGGGGCTGGCTTTGCAGTGGGTTTCTGAACTAACAGATGAACTCATGGCAAAAATCAGAACCCACGAATACAACCGCTCAATGGATGTCATCAGTTGAGGTGACTTTTATGCGCATTGAAATAATGATCGATAAAGAGCAGAAGATTAGCCAGTCTACCCTGGACGCCCTTGAATCCGAGCTTTACCGTAATCTGCGCCCCCTGTATCCCAAAACGGTAATTCGTATCCGCAAAGGTAGCTCTAACGGTGTGGAACTGACCGGACTGCAACTGGACGAAGAAAGGAAGCAAGTGATGAAAATTATGCAGAAGGTGTGGGAAGACGACAGCTGGCTGCATTAAGAAACGTTGCTGGCGTCTGAACTTGCTTCTGGCGTCAGCAAGGTTGAACAACGAGCTGTGCGAGGCGTTAGCTCTGTAGTGCATGTCTATGCCGCATGAGATCGCATGATCGTTTGAGGATCGTTTTTGCTAAGGCCCGCCAGAACTGGCGGGCTTTTGCGTAGATCATGCAGGTGCATGAAAACCACTACATAAAGCGGGCAGGCGTGGCGGGGATACGAGCGCGCGCTTAGATGAAAACATGCGCTGTTAGACAGAAGATAGTCTTAGACTTGAAAGCACTCCTATACCTGGGTAAGTTATTGGAATACTCCCATTGATCTCCCGAAGACGACCTTGTGTTGCAATTTCAACAGGTAATTAAGATGACAGGAAATGTCCCAGTAGTACTTAGTGAAGCAGAAATGAAATCCATTTTGACACTAATCACGAGATTTCCATGGAACGTGGCAAAACCTGTTATTTCAGCTCTTGGATTAGCTCGTGGTAAAGGTAGAGATGCTACTCATGGAAAAATACTGGAAGAATTAACAGAATTAAAGGAAAAGAATTTAAATAAATTTAATGATATCATAAGATCTGTAAATAATTTAATATTTGGTCAATTGGTCTACGGTGATAAAGCTTTTTTTTGTTTATCAGTAGACAACCAAATAATTTCCTCGCTAACAAAGGCTATGAAATTAAAGTGGGATTTATCTGAACAGCCTTCTGTCGCCTCAGATGTAATCCTTTCTGAGCAGGAAATTAATGCGTCGGGGAAGAATAAAATAAACTTAGTTCATTATTCTGAGAGCAATAATCAGGCTTTAGCTCTATTTAGTTCCGTTAGAGAGCAAAAAATTAGAGAGCGGATTTCGCCTAAAAGTTTACCGCAGTACAGTGGCTACGAAGAGATCATTGCTACTAAAAAAGAAAAGCATCAATGTTTTGATGTGTGCATTTTTAATAAGACCAACTCTACTATCTCTATTTTGATAGATGCAGGTATTAATACAATAGGTGAGAGCGTCTTGTTTGCAAAGAGTACTGTAGTAAGAGAACTTTATAATATTATAGGTGCTGAGTTTGCATCAAAAGAAAGAGATTTCTTTCCCTTGATTGAACCAATCTTTAAGCAAGATCAAAAACCATACTCAACTCTTAATTATAAAGTTTTTGAGCTTTCATTCCTTACCCCTGAAGGGACAACACATAAGGAAAGGAAAACTGACTCCACTAAAGATTTGAGACAAGATATCTTCAATCAAGAAGGTATTAAAGCCGTAGGCAATATCGGACTTTATAGGATAGGCATCAGGGTTGAGCGAACAAATCCTTTACTACAGTTAGCGGACAATGTAGAACTTACTATACCAGGAACGCTAAGACGGTACCTTGGTGGAAGCTCTGGTTCACCAGTGAATTTTGCTATACTTAGTAAATGTATCTCTCGTGATGATTTCGAAACGCTTACGAAGCTGATACTATAGCTGGAGACAAAAATGAAGGATGCTAACTTGGCAAAGACTATACAAGACATATGCTCAGAACGCCCAGAAGTGGGAGTTTTGGCGTGCATGTTTTATGAAAAACTTGCAAAGTTAGCAGCTCGCTCTCCTAATATATTCATTAGTTATAACCTTTTATTTGATATAGCGATTTCGAATAAGGGGGACGCTAAAGTGGATGAGCATGATATTTACTTGGCTATCCAAGTTTTGTGTAATCCAAAAGTTAATTTTTTGAAATTAAACTATCAATTTATAGACGATGGTTTCGATCCAGTTAATATAAGCATTGCGGACGTGATTGATGCTGAAGATAATCAAGGTTTAGAGCATCCATATACTGGTGAGATTGTGCCAGACTACAAAAAATATGTATTTCCTTTCTTTACAGTTATTAATTTCACAAAGGAAGGGGCGTACTAATGCTTACAAGTCTGGATGATTTGGAGAAAAACTTTCATTTGCAGAAGGTTCACTTTGCCATTCAAAGGATTCAATTTGCGTTGGAGTCCTATTCTAATTTCAACAGTCTTGTTCGAAAGGAGCTGGATTACGCTGTAAGTAAATTAGAGCAAAATGGCAATAAAATTAACTTTGATCTCTCTGAAGATCAGTTAACTCTATATTTGCTTTCGTATATTGAAAATAGATATCTGGGGCTCGAAGCCAGTCACGAGAAGAACCAGAGAGGACATTGTGATATATCTATTACCCTTGCAGATTATATCTGGCATGGGGAAGCTAAAAAACATTCTTCATATTTATATCTTTTTAAAGGTTATGCACAACTTACCGAGCGGTATAGTACTGGGACTATAAATAGCTCTTCGGGTGGTTTAATTATTTATACGAAAAACGCTTCCTGTTCTGACATGATGGATTCATGGAAAACATTCTTATCAAAGAATGCACCTAGGATTCATGCTTGTAAATCCGTTAATATTATTGATTGCCCAAAAAACCCCTTGGTTTTTTATAGTCAGCACCTTCATACTGTAAGTAAGCTGGATTATCAAGTTGTGCATTATCCTGTATCATTACATCATAAACCTATAGACCCTGATCTATAGGTTAGCTTTTGCGGGCTTATTCAGCTATTTGAGAGTTATTGCTCAATTGAGAGCTGATACGCTTCAAAATTTATTACTTTTTCCTCAATCCATTCGTTCAGTTCGCACATACGTTTCTGCAATGGCTGCAGTTCGTTACGTACAAAAACGCGAGCGGCTTTTTCCACATCCCCAAACCCCCCGACATTATTAGGCATAATCCCCATCATTTGCGGCGGCACGCGATGCGCTGCCATCATGTCATCCCGACTCACGTTCTTGATGTTAAGAAATTCATCCTTCGCCGCGACTTCTGACAATGGGATGATCTGAAGCCCGTCTTTTTTACCGTTAGGCGAGTACATAAACAAGTTGCGGAAGTTGCCTGGACCTTTGGCGCTTTTCATTGCGTTGCGGAGGTTGTTCACATCCTCCTGGTTTTGCGCGGCATCGGTCATGTACATGATGAAGCCTGCATGACTACCGTTAATGTAATACTTCCGGCGGAACAGCGTGGCGGACTCGTTGAGCAGAGCGGACGGAATGGCAGAAAGATAACCGGGCAGGCCGTAGATCTCCTGGTTGATGTCCGGTTCCAACAGATGAAAGATGCTGCCTTTCGTGAACTGATACGGCTGGGTTGTCATACCATATTGCACAAACCAGTAGGTATCCAGGTCTAACCCGCGTCGGGTGTATTTTGCCAGCGCAGGCTCAAGAGCGATGACCTCTCCGAAGCGGTTCGTGCGTTTTTCCAGGTAGGCGTTACCAAAAACCAGATAGTCCTGTACAAAACGCGAAAAAGCCTGCTGGCTGAGCAGCGGGTGAGGGATGTAGGTGCTGGTCAGAATGTTGCATTTCACCGCAATTGGTGAACTGTGATGCACGGCAGCGCGGAAGGTGCGCGCCAGTCCGTCAAAGCTGACAGGAGGCTCATACCAGCGATCTGTCTGTACGCATTCCACATAGTCCAGCAGTTCGCGGTGGTCAAGTACAGGAACGGGATCACCGAAGCTGAATGCTTCGGCTGAAGTCTGGCTTTTATGCTTGAGCTGATTCGTCGCCGCAGCGCGGTTTTTCTTACTCTTTCCCATCAAAAAATCTCCACAATATTGCTGGTATTGGCGGACTCGCCCTGCAGCGGTTCGTTAAACAGTGCGTGCATAGTTGCCCAGGCCAGATCGGCGTGGCTGGCTTCTTCGCTGCGGCTGGCTTCATAGGTCGGGCGGTTGCCACTGGCGGTGGTGGCGCGACGGATTGCCATAAATGACTGCGCTATGTCGGTGTGTCCGGCGTCAAACTCCAGACGACGGTGACTGATAATGTCGTAGGCTTTGAGTACCAGGGCGTTTTTAACGTTGGGGTTGTAGACAAACTCCCGGACGGCAGGAAAGAACGCTTTCACGTTCTCGTAAACCCCGTGACCGACGCCGGTCGAGTCGATACCGATATAGGTCACGTTATACTGTTCGGTCAGTTTTTTGATGGCGTCAGCCTGGGCGCGGAAGTCCATCCCGCGCCACTGGTGACGCTCAAGAATGCGGAACTTACCACCCGGCACGGCTGGCGGAGCCACCACCACGCATCCGGCACTGTCGCCGTTCTGCGTACCTTTTGCCGGGTCATAACCGATCCACACTTCGCGCCAGCCAAACGGGCGCAGGGCCAGTGCATGAAAGTCGGTCCAGACTTCCCAGCTGTCCACCATGCACGCCTGCAGTTCGCTGAGCGGGAACACGGACGCGAGATCGTCCACGAACTCGCACATCAGCAGGTTCTGGTATTCGTCCGGGCTGTACTCCATGCGCAGCTGGTCGAGGTCGAACAGGTTACAGCCGCCGCGCACCGCATCTTCCACGGTGACTATCTGGCGGTATTGCCCGTCTGCGCACAGTAGGCCGGGGGCCAGATTGCTGTGGGACAGGTCGATGTCCACCTTGTCAGCTTTGTTGCGTCCACGGTTGAACAGCGCACCGGACCAGAACGGATAAGCACTGTGGGTCAGGCTGGATGGCGTGGAAAAATAGGTTTGTCGCCATTTCTTGTGAATAGCCATCCCGGAAGCCACTTTGCGCAGCTCCTGGAATTTCGGTATCCAGAAATATTCATCCAGATACAGGTTGCCGTGATAACTCTGGGCCGTGCGGGCATTGGTGCCGAGGAAGTAAAGCGTGGCTCCGTTAGGAAGCACCATCGGATCGCCTTTTAGCTCCACCTCGACTTCTTTGGCGAAGTCGATGATGTATTGTTTAAAGACGTGGGCCTGAGCCTTACTGGCAGAAAGGAAAATCTGGTTACGTCCGGTAAGCAGGGCGTCAATCAGGGCTTCACGGGCAAAATAGAAGGTCGCGCCGATCTGGCGAGACTTCAGCAGGTTGCGGATGCGGTTGGTTTTTCCGGCTTCCCACCAGTGGCGCTGGTAGTTGAACATGGAGGAATGGAAGATTTCTTCCAGCTTCTCAATCTGCTCATCGGTGAAAACATTCTTTTCCGGCTGACGGCGTGGGCCTTTATTGCGGTTGGCGACGTTAGGGTTTAAGTCGGCTTCGTTGCCGCCATTGTTAAACTTGCCGATCCGCGCGTGGCGCTCCGACTGGCGCGCCAGCAGGTCAATCTCTTTGAAATCTTTCCCTTCTTTGTGCTCCTTCATGATGAGCTGGCAGTAGCGTGCGGCGGTGGTGAGCTGCATCTGATCCAGCGGCCCATAGTCACCCCACTTGTCGCGTTTTTTCCAGCTGTGAACGGTTGCAACTTTCTCGCCCAGCATTTCAGCAATGCGGGCTACGCGGTATCCCTGAAAGTACAGCAGCATGGCCTGCCGACGGGGATCGAGATCTGCGGGTGTCAGTGTGGTGTTCATGGCACAAACCTACAACCTTGAATGAAGGCTTTCCCCGCCTGCGGTTTGTGTGGTTGTCGGTACAAATACCGCGCATTGTTTCACTGCCCCCATCACCGCAACCATAAGGCTCCAGTAAGTTTTTTCTAACGGAGCACAGCTCATGACAGTGAAAGCAAAGCGTTTTCGCATCGGGGTGGAAGGTGCCACCACCGACGGACGCGAAATCCAGCGTGAATGGCTGGAACAGATGGCAGCCAGCTACAACCCGACGGTGTACACCGCGCTGATTAACCTTGAGCACATCAAGTCTTATCTGCCGGACAGCACCTTTAACCGCTACGGCAAGGTGACGGCGCTGTTTGCTGAAGAAATCACGGAAGGTCCGCTGGCAGGCAAGATGGCGCTGTATGCCGACGTTGAGCCAACGGAGTCCCTGGTGGAACTGGTGAAAAAAGGCCAGAAATTATTCACCTCTATGGAAGTCAGCCCGAAGTTTGCTGATACGGGCAAAGCCTCCCTGGTTGGCCTGGCCGCCACTGATGATCCCGCCAGTCTGGGTACTGAAATGCTGACATTCAGCGCCAGTGCAGCCCATAACCCGCTGGCAAACCGAAAACAGAATCCTGCCAATCTCTTTACCGCTGCAGAGGAAACGGTGATCGAACTGGAAGAAATCCAGGACGACAAACCGTCCCTGTTTGCCCGCGTCACGGCGCTGTTTACCAAAAAAGAGCGGTCCGATGACGCCCGGTTCTCTGATGTGCATAAGGCCGTGGAGCTGGTCGCCACTGAGCAGCAGAACCTGAGCGCACGCACCGAAAAATCCCTGTCTGAGCAGGAAGAACGCCTGTCTGAGCTGGAGACTGCCCTGCAGGCACAGCTGACCGCCTTTAACGAACTGGTGGACAAGCTGAGTCATGAAGACAGCCGCCAGGACTACCGCCAGCGTGCAACAGGCGGTAACGCCCCCGTTGACACTCTGACCAATTGCTGATGGAGCACAAAACCCGATGAAGAAGAATACCCGCTTTGCTTTTAACGCTTACCTGCAGCAGCTGGCGCGTCTGAACGGTGTGGCAGTTGAAGAACTGTCCAGCAAGTTCACCGTGGAGCCGTCTGTGCAGCAGACGCTGGAAGACCAGATCCAGCAGTCCGCCGCTTTCCTGACGCTGATTAACGTCACGCCAGTGACTGAGCAGTCCGGTCAGCTGCTGGGGCTGGGTGTTGGCAGCACCATTGCCGGAACCACTGACACCACCGCGAAAGAGCGTGAACCTGTCGATCCGACGCTGATGGTCGATGTGGAATATAAATGCGAGCAGACCAACTTTGACACGGTGCTGACCTACGCGAAGCTGGACCTGTGGGCGAAGTTTCAGGATTTCCAGGTGCGCATCCGTGACGCCATCGTGAAACGTCAGGCACTGGACCGCATCATGATCGGCTTTAACGGCGTGAAGCGTGCGAAAACCTCCAACCGTAGTGAAAACCCGCTGCTGCAGGATGTTAACAAAGGCTGGCTGCAGAAAATCCGTGAGGATGCACCGGATCACGTCATGGGCAGCACCACCACGGGCGGTGAAACCACTCCGGGCGCGGTGAAAGTCGGGAAAGGTGGCGAATATGCCAACCTGGACGCCGTAGTGATGGATGCCGTCAATGAGCTTATCGATGTGGTCTACCAGGACGATGACGATCTGGTGGTGATTTGCGGTCGTGAACTGCTGTCTGACAAGTATTTCCCGCTGGTCAACAAAGAGCAGGAAAACAGTGAAAAACTGGCTGCCGATATGATCATCAGTCAGAAACGCATGGGTGGCCTGCAGGCCGTGCGTGCGCCGTTCTTCCCGCCGAATGCGCTGCTGATCACCCGTCTGGATAACCTGTCCATCTACTGGCAGGAAGACACCCGCCGCCGTTCAGTTATCGACAACCCGAAACGTGACCGGATTGAAAATTTTGAATCCGTTAACGAAGCCTATGTGGTTGAGGACTACCGCTGCGCCGCACTGGTGGAAAACATCCAGATTGGCGATTTCAGCGCCGCTGCAGCAGAAGCCGGAGCGTAACCCATGAGCCTGAGTCCCGCACGGCAGCATCGCCTGCGCGTTCAGGCTGAACAGGCCGCCCGCGAGGGCGGCAGCGTTCGCCACGCGTCGGGCTATGACCTGATGCTGCTGCAACTGGCGGAAGACCGCCGCCGTCTCAAGGGCGTTCAGTCCACGGTGAAAAAAGCGGAAATCAAGGTGGAGCTGTTGCCGAAATATGCCGCCTGGGCGGAGGGCGTCCTGGCTGCCGGAGGCGCTCAGCAGGATGACGTGCTGATGTACGTGATGCTGTGGCGCATTGATGCCGGAGATTATGCCGGGGCGCTGGAGATCGGGCGTCATGCCCTGCGTCATGGCTGGGTGATGCCGCTGGGTAACCGCAACGTGCAGACCGTGCTGGCAGAGGAAATGGCAGACGCGGCGCAGAGCGCAATGCTTGCCGCCACCGGCTTTGATGCCGATCTGTTGCTGCAGACGCTGGAGCTGACAGACGGTCTGGATATGCCGGACCAGTCACGGGCGCGTCTGCATAAAGCGATTGGCGCTGTCCTGAGTGAAAGCAACCCGGCTTCCGCCCTTAATCATCTCAACCATGCGTTACAGCTCGATCCCCGCTGTGGCGTGAAAAAAGACAAACAGCAGCTGGAGCGCAGACTGCGCAATGACAGCCGCTGACAGAACGTGCCCCCGCGCACGGGCGGCACGGGGTGGCGAAAGGCACTGCCACATCAAAACCCCGTCCACCGCCCTCTATTTCAGGAGAAAGCAGCATGAAGTTTGTTGCGCCAGAACAGGCACCGGAACAGGCGGAAATCATCAGGAATACGCCGTTCTGGCCTGATGTGGACCTGTCGGAGTTTCGCAGCGTGATGCGCACTGACGGCACGGTGACGCAGCCGCGTTTAAAGCAGGTTGCGCTGTCGGCAATTTCGGAGGTCAACGCAGAGCTGTATGAGTTTCGCAGACGCCAGCAGATGCTGGGGTATGCCTCGCTGGCAGAGGTTCCGGCGGAACAGCTGGACGGCAAAAGTGAGCGCATTCAGCACTATTTCAACGCGGTTTACTGCTGGGCACGCGCCATGCTCAACGAACGTTACCAGGACTATGACGCCACGGCGTCCGGTGTGAAGCGGGGCGAGGAACTGGCGGAAGCAAGCGGTGATTTGTGGCGTGACGCCCGCTGGGCCATCAGCCGGGTGCAGGATGCGCCGCACTGCACAGTGGAGCTTATCTGATGAAAGTGCGTGCGCATCAGTATGACACGGTGGACGCGCTTTGCTGGCGTCATTACGGGCGCACGCAGGGTGTCACGGAGCAGGTACTGAAGGCAAATCCGGGGCTTGCCGAATACGGCCCCTTTTTACCTCACGGGCTGCAGGTGGAGCTGCCGGACATTCCGACCACCACCACCGTGCAGACCGTCCAGCTATGGGACTGAATTATGACGCTTGAGCGAATCAGCGCCTTTATCACGTATTGCATCGCCGTCGTGCTGGCCTGGCTGGGCGATTTGTCCATCAAGGATGCCTCAACGCTGGGCGGCCTGATGATTGGTGTGCTGATGCTGGCTATCAACTGGTACTACAAACACAAAGCCTACCAGCTTCTGCGCGACGGGCAGATCTCGTGGGAGGACTATGAATCCATCAATCGTTAAACGCTGCCTTGTCGGGACCGTGCTGGCTATTGCTGCCATGCTGCCGGGTTTTCAGCAGCTTCACACCTCCGTGGAGGGGCTGAAACTGATTGCCGATTACGAAGGCTGTCGTCTGCAGCCGTATCAGTGCAGCGCGGGTGTCTGGACCGACGGCATTGGTAATACATCGGGCGTCATTCCCGGCAAAACCATTACGGAACGACAGGCAGCGGAAGGGCTGATCTCCAACGTGCTGCGTGTGGAGCGGGCGCTGGAAAGGTGTGTGAAGCAACAGCCGCCGCAGAAGGTGTATGACGCGGTGGTGTCGTTTGCCTTCAACGTGGGAACGGGCAATGCCTGCAGTTCCACGCTGGTGAAATTACTCAACCAGCGGCGCTGGGCGGATGCGTGCCGACAGTTGCCGCGCTGGGTTTATGTGAAAGGTGTTTTTAATCAGGGGCTGGATAACCGCCGTGTGCGGGAGATGGCCTGGTGCCTTAAAGGAGCTGGACTATGACACGTGCGCTGGCGGTAGTGGCGGCGCTGGCACTCGTTGCGCTGGGCTGGCAGTCGTGGCGGCTTAACAGCGCCAGCCACACCATCGAAACGCAGCGCGCGGCGCTGAAAAGTAAAGCGCACGAACTAACGAAGAAAAATAGCCAGCTGATCAGTCTGTCCATTCTCGCTGAAACCAACAATCGGGAGCAGGCGCGGCTCTACGCCGAAGCAGAACAGACCAGTGCACTGCTGAGACAACGACAACACCGGATTGAGGAACTGAAACGTGAGAACGAGGATTTACGCCGCTGGGCTGATACTCCTTTGCCTGCTGACGTTATCCGGCTGCGGAAACGTCCGGCATTCACCGGAGGTGCAGCTTACCGTCAGTGGTTGTCCGCGAGTGACGCCGTGTTGGCTGGATCAGGCAGCGCCGCGCACTAACGGTGATCTGAACGCGTTGCTGGATGAAACGGAGGCCGCCTGGGCGGTCTGTGCAGACAAAGTGGACATGATTATTGCGTGTCAGGAGCGAAACAGTGAACAAACCACAATCCCTGCGCCACGCCCTCAATAAAGCGGTGCCTTATGTCCGCAATAACCCGGACAAACTGCATCTGTTTGTGGATAACGGTTCGCTGGTTGCCAAGGGGGCCAGCTCCATGTCATGGGAGTACCGTTACACCCTGAACGCGGTGATTGAGGATTTCAGCGGCGACCAGAATCTGCTGATGGCCCCGGTTTTGCTGTGGCTGCGGGATAACCAGCCCGATGCCATCAATAATCCGGCGTTACGGGAAAAGTTATTCACCTTTGAGGTGGATATTCTGCGCAACGATGTCTGTGATATCAGCCTTAACCTGCAACTGACGGAGCGTGTGCTGGTCAGCACTGACGGCAGTGTGTCGAGCGTTGAAGCTGTGGCAGAACCCGATGAACCTGAAGAAATGTGGGCGGTGAAACGTGGCTGAACTGCAGAAGGTGGACGACTGGCTGAGTGCTTTGCTGGCGAATCTGGAGCCAGCCGCAAGAAGCCGCATGATGCGCCAGCTGGCGCAGGAACTGCGCCGGACACAGCAGCAGAACATCAGGATGCAGCGCAATCCAGATGGCAGCAGTTATGAACCGCGCAGGGCAACAGCACGCAGCAAAAAGGGGCGCATCAAACGTCAGATGTTTACAAAGCTGCGCACCTCTAAATACCTTCAAACTACCGCCAGCGCCGATTCTGCCAGCGTGCAGTTTGAAGGTAAGGTGCAGCGCATTGCACGCGTTCACCATTACGGCCTGCGTGATCGCGTCAGTCGTCATAGTTTTAAAGTGAAATATGCGCAACGGCGTCTTCTAGGCGTTAATAAAGACATAGAAATTTGGGTTCGAAACACACTGATGCACTGGCTTGTTTAGTGCTTCAGTGTGTTAAAACAGAAGACTATTGGTTGAATATAAAGCTGATAATATTTTCAGGAGTGAGCTCTATGTTTTTTTTATTAAGTTTTTGAATGTACATTTTATATTTCATTTCAACGTTTCGGAAGCCTTGCGCAACAGAAAGTATTTCTACAGGATGAGATGAAAGCTTTATTAAGGAGTTAATGACTGCATCTAGGTAGATGTGAGCATGTTCAACTAAAACATTTGTTTTTGATGGGGTTTTTCCAGTGTGAACTATCAAGTTTCTAGTTCTATATATTCTCCTAATTTGCCAGTTGATTCTTTCTGCATGATTTTTAAGTGCCTGATACATAGTATCAGTTGAGGAAATTAAATTGCTAATATATTCAAATCTCTCTTTCAATAACGGAAATTGTGATAGTTCTATCTTAAACTGATTGATGCTAGGGGCATGTTCTTGCGAAGCAACAAGAATTACAAATGATTTGGCTGCATCGCTATCTCCAATTAGTCTTAGAAGTGACATGGTTCGAGGATGATTCCATCGTTGTAAGTCTTTTATAAGATTCCTTACTAGGTCTTCAATATAATTCAGGTTTAAAAATGGTGTTAATGAATTAACGATATGTTCTATCGTGGATTGTTCTTCTTTTTTTGATTCGTCGGGGATGAGTGATTCAATAGCAATCCATAAATTTAAAAGCTGATTTTCTACAGCATTTGTCTGTAGTGCCATTGAATGTAATTGTACACTTCTTATGAATTTATTGAAAGAATCCTTGCGCATTCTGAAATTATTCATGAATTGTTCGAGTCTTCTGCTTGCGTGTTCCTGAACCAGATCCTTGCAGCGGTGCATTGGGTTTATGCTGCTTCTTATATTGATTTTTTCACCATTTTCACTAACTACAATGTTCTCTGCAGACCATGATGCTTCTTGCTTATGATGATAGAGAGAAAGCAAAGTTGATGCGAGCTTTAAGTTTCTTTCAGCTACCCTTCTAGCCGTGAATGGATCAAGTGCTTTAACATGCTTAACTAAAATAGTTCGTTGTTCATGATTATCGAAGAAATCTGTTTCATTAATATTTTCGGGGGTTTCAAGAACAACCTCAATTTCTAATTGTGATAAGCATGGAGTAATATAACTAAAAGATTTTTCAGCATTGAAATAAACTGAATATTCTTGTGTCTCTGAGGGGATGTTCTCTAGGAATGTAATAATCTCTTCATTTGAACTGATCTCTCGTTCTCTTTGGAAGAAATGTTTTTTTAGACTTTCCATCAAATATTCTTGACTTAATCCTTTTGATATTAGATGGGTAATCAACAGTCTTGTAAACTTTCGAATTTTATTTGGGTTGTATTCTGAAGTTATTGTAGAGCAAAGTTCACTGATGAGTTTGCTTTCATAATTACCAACATTAAGTTGAACTCTCAGTAACTCAAGAGTTATTTTTAGATTTTTATTTCCTAACTGATTGTTTTGGAGTTGATCTAAAAATGAACCTAAAGGGTTTTTTAGAAGACTGATTGCGATGTCATCATTCTTAATATTTTTAGTTAATTCGTCAATGACGTGGGATATATGTGCGGGGCTTATGTTGCCTTTTTCTATATCATCGATTGTTGATATTGCTTCTATACATAAACTTGGAGTGTTCATTATAGAAGGTTTATATGTACTATGGGTGTAATCAAAGAGAAGTTCCTCCATTAACTCGGTGAAATAAATAAGCGCAGTGCATTGTTCAATATGATTCCAGTTGTGTAGTCTTCTAAATTTCATATTAATACCTTGTTTTGTGAAGCTTGAATTTACCTTTAGCGCATTGTTTGTTGCTTCATACAAACATGGTTTGTTTGTGATCTCAAGTGTTTGATTAAGAATTTGAGAATGAACGTACAACTCACGGAAATCATGCGCCTTATCACCAATCTGATCCGCACAGGGGTAGTCACCGAAGTGGACCGGGAAAACTGGCTTTGCAGGGTGAAAACGGGCGAGCTTGAAACCAACTGGATCAGCTGGCTGACGCTACGTGCCGGAAATGCCCGGACATGGTGGCGACCATCGGAAGGTGAGCAGGTGGTGCTGCTGAGTCTGGGAGGCAATCTGGAAACCGCCTTTGCGTTGCCCGCTGTCTATTCGAATCAGTTCGCGCCACCTTCGACGTCGGCGGACGCCTGCGTGACAGAACATCCTGACGGTGGCTGGTTTGAATACGAACCCGCCACCGGGCGCTGGTATGTCAGGGGCATCAAATCCATGGTCATTGAGGCTGCCGACAACATCACCCTGAAAACCAGTGAGTTTGTGCTGGAGGCTGACCGCACGCGTATTAACAGCGAAGTAGTGATCAATGGTGGTGTTACCCAGGGCGGCGGTGCAATGAGTTCTAACGGAATTGTGGTTGATGCACATCAGCATACTGGCGTCCTGAAAGGCGGCGACACAACCGGAGGCCCGGTATGACGCTTTATAGCGGGATGAACAATACCAGCGGCAAAGTCATTACTGATATTGATCATCTGCGCCAGTCGGTGCGGGACATTCTGCTGACGCCGCAGGGTAGCCGCATTGCCCGTCGGGAATATGGTTCCCTACTGTCGGCACTGATAGATCAGCCACAAAATCCGGCATTACGCCTGCAGGTCATGTCGGCAGTGTATGTGGCGCTGAGTCGCTGGGAGCCACGGCTGACGCTGGATTCCATCACCATCAACAGCAACTTTGACGGTTCTATGGTGGTGGAGCTGACCGGGCGGCGGAATAACGGTGTGCCTGTGTCCCTTTCCGTATCAACAGGAGCAGAGAATGGCAGTGATTGACCTTTCGCAGTTGCCTGCACCGCAGATTGTGGATGTGCCGGACTTTGAGACGCTGCTTGCCGAACGCAAGGCAGAATTTGTGGCGCTTCATCCGAAAGATGAGCAGGAAGCCGTGATCCGCACGCTGGAACTGGAATCTGAACCCGTCACTAAATTGTTGCAGGAGAACGCTTACCGTGAGTTGCTTCTGCGCCAGCGCATTAACGAAGCCGCGCAGGCGGTGATGGTGGCTTACGCGATGGGCGGCGATCTTGACCAGCTCGCTGCCAACTACAACGTGACACGCCTGACGGTGACGCCTGCTGATAATGATGCTGTGCCGCCCGTTGCAGCTGTGATGGAAAGCGATGAAGCGTTACGCCTGCGTGTGCCTGCAGCCTTTGAAGGGCTTTCTGTTGCGGGGCCAACTGCAGCTTATGAATTTCATGCCCGAAGCGCCGACGGTCGGGTGGCGGATGCCAGTGCAACCAGCCCGGCACCTGCAGAGGTGGTGCTGACTGTCCTTAGCCGCGAAGGCGATGGAACTGCAGAAAAAGACCTGCTGGACGTGGTGGAAAAAGCTCTGAACAGTGAGAACGTCCGCCCGGTGGCTGACCGTCTGACGGTTCGCAGCGCAGAAATCATCCCGTATCGCGTGGAAGCCACCATTTTTCTCTATCCTGGACCGGAAGCAGAGCCGGTAATGGCAGCGGCAAAAGCCAGCCTGCAGAAGTACATCGCCAGTCAGACGCGTCTTGGTCGGGATATTCGCCGTAGCGCCATCTTTGCCGCCCTGCATGTTGAGGGTGTGCAGCGTGTGGAGCTGGCTTCTCCTCTGGCGGATGTGGTCCTGAACAAAACACAGGCGGCATCATGTACGCAGTGGAGCATAACCAACGGAGGAACGGATGAATAGTCTGCTGCCACCGGGTTCAACACCACTGGAGCGCCGACTGGCGCAAACCTGCAGCGGGATTTCTGATCTGCAGGTGCCGCTTCGTGACTTGTGGAATCCGGCAACCTGTCCGGTCAGTTTCCTGCCTTATCTCGCCTGGGCGTTCTCTGTGGATCGCTGGGACGAGGGCTGGACAGAAAGCGTCAAGCGCCAGGTGGTGAAGGATGCTTTTTATATTCATCAGCATAAAGGGACCACCAGTGCCGTGCGGCGGGTGGTGGAGCCGTTCGGCTTTCTGATCCGCATTATTGAGTGGTGGCAGACCGGAGAGGCACCGGGCACGTTTCGCCTGGATATCGGCGTGCAGGACCAGGGCATCACTGAAGATACCTATCTGGAACTTGAGCGACTGATAAGCAATGCCAAACCATGTAGCCGCCACATGATCGGCATGTCCATCAATCTGCAGACCAGCGGCCCGCATTGGGTGGGAGCCGCCAGCTATCTTGGCGAAGAAATCACGATCTATCCGTATATCAACGAAACAATTATTTCCGGCGGCACCGCGCATGAAGGCGGGGCGGTCCATGTTATTGACACAATGAGAGTGAATCCATGAGAACAAAATTTTATACCCTGCTGACGGATATTGGCGCGGCGAAACTTGCCAGCGCCGCCGCGCTCGGTGTGCCGCTAAAAATTACCCATATGGCGGTGGGCGATGGTGGCGGAACATTGCCGACGCCGGACGCAAAGCAGAGTGCACTGGTAAATGAGAAACGTCGGGCTGCGCTGAATATGCTCTATATCGACCCACAGAACAGCAGCCAGATTATTGCTGAACAGGTGATCCCTGAAAACGAGGGCGGTTGGTGGATACGTGAAGTGGGCCTGTTTGATGAATCCGGGGCATTGATTGCCGTGGGAAACTGCCCGGAAAGCTATAAGCCGCAACTGGCTGAAGGTAGCGGGCGCACTCAGACCGTGCGCATGGTGCTGATTACCAGCAGCACGGACAATATCACCCTG